GAAAACGGTGTAAAGATGACTGTATCTGATTTTGTTGCTGAAAAGAGGCAAGAAATCATTAACCTTCAAGCTTATATCGTCAAGGTTCAACAACAAATTTCTGACGATCAGGCGATTATTACGCAGCTTGATCCACCTGTTCAGGCGGCCAGCTCATGAATCCCACCACTCGATAACACCGCTTTTGTGAACCGATAAAAAAGATTGATTCCATCAGAAGGTCAGGTAAACTCAAATCATGAACATCATCATCTCAAAAGAAGTGTTTGATAAAATGACCGCGCTCATCATGGAATTGCCAGCGAAAAGCAGTTACGCACTCCTTAAGGAAATCGAGAAGTCCGCGAGATTCGACGGACCACTTCCTGAAGCCCCAGAGGCTCCGGAAGCCCCGAAAGCGGAGTGATCGCATGGCGACGATCATCTTGACGAAGGACCTTCTGAAAGCATTGATCGAGTACATGAACGAAGAAAAGTGTGAGTCACTGGAATTTGACGAGCACAATTTCATGACCCAGATCAAAGCGTATAATGAACGCGTGTTCGGCACGGTCATGAAAGATGACGGGGAGCAACTCCATTGAGCTCAGGAATCACATTCTCAGCAACACTCTACCAAGCAAAGACCGATCCATCCGGCGGGTGGAAGATAACCTTTGATGTGCCAGAGTCTGACGGAATGGCGATCCTGCAGCTGGCGCAACTCCGGGACACAGTTCTAGCCATTGGCATAGTTCACGAGCCTAGCGCGAAAGACGAATTCGATATTTTGGGTGAACTATGAAAAAGAAAATGGGTAGACCTACCAAAGACATCGACCCGGTACAGTTTGAAAAGCTGTGCGAGATGATGTGCACCAAGAAGGAAATCGCTTCTTTTTTCAACCTATCTGAGGACACCATTGAGCGATGGTGCAAAAAAACATATAAACAAACTTTTGCGGTCACCTATGACCAAAAGAGTGACAAGGGCCGGATCGCGATCAGGCGGGTCCAACTTCAGAAGGCGAAGGAAGGCAACATCACGATGCTCATCTGGCTTGGCAAGCAATGGCTCGGCCAGTCCGAGAAGGTAGAAGAGAAAGTAACTCAGGAAGTGAAGCAGGAAATCACCTACAAAACCGAATGGGCGTCGAAACTACCGGATGAAGGCAACGCTTAAACTTTATCAACCGCATTCCGCACAGCTTCAATTTCACAGGTCACAGGCTCGGTACCGAGTGGCAAGCCTTGGCCGCCAGAGCGGCAAGAGCACGATGTGCAATAACGAGATGTTAAAGCGCGCATGGGAAAGCCCAGCGACCCATTACGCCTTTATCAGCCCGATCTTCTCGCAAGCGAAGGAGCAGTATCGACGCCAAGTGAAGAGCCTTCCTGATAGCATCTTAGCCAGGAAGAGCGACACGGAGCTTCGGATCGATCTCGTGAACGGGTCGATCATGGAATACCTATCGGGCGATAACCCGCACAGTATCCGGGGGAAGACGCTTCATGGCGTCGTGATCGATGAGATGCGGGACCAGAACCCGGAGCTCTGGACCCAGATCGTGCGGCCCATGCTCGCGACCACGAAGGGCTTTGCTTGCTTTGTGTCCACCCCATCGGGCTTTGACGCGTTCTATGATCTGGCCATGAAGGCGCAGACCGATCCGGAGTGGGCGTTCTTCCAGTCCCCCTCCACCTGCAATCCGTTGTTTACCCAACTTGAGTTCGAGAACGCGAAGAAGGAAATGGGCGAGGCTGAGTTCGCGCAAGAGATCATGGCCGAGTTCCGGGATCTCCATAACGGGTCGGCCTATGTGTCGTTTAGCGAAGCCAACTGCCGCGAGTGGAGTCCGTTTCTTGGCGATCAGCAAGCCTATACCAAGCACCTTCCGATCGTGGTGGGGCTTGATTTCAACATCAGCCCTTGCGCGTGGGTGATCGGGCAAGAGCGGAATGGTGACTTCTTTTTCTTTGATGAGATATTCCTAAACAAGACCCACACCCAAGAGATGACGATGGAACTGATCAGCAGGGTCAAGGCCATGGAGCCTAGGGTGCATCCGAATCTGATCATTGTCGGGGACGCCACCGGGAGGGCATTAAAGACCGCGACCGCTGGCAAGAGTGACTATTCCATCCTGTTTGAGATGCTTGATGACGCTGGCATCACTTACGAGAACCGGACCCCAGACTCAAACCCGCTTGTCAAGGATCGGGTTAATATCGTGAACAGCAAGTTAAAGAGTGCCGACGGTCGAAATCACATCTTCGTCGGCCCCAAGTGCAAGCACCTAAAGCGCGACCTGCAAAGGGTAAGCTGGAAGGCTGGGGCGCAAGCGATCCTTGACCAGACGACCGATAAGACGCTGACCCACATGAGTGATGCGATGGGCTATGTCATTTGTGCCATGACTTCAATGTGGTCCACGCCGGTCGGTAAGATGCGGGTGCTGTATCGTTAGACTTGCGGGACGGAAGGGGAGAGAGTGGGAACCGGGGCCGTAGCTCAGTGGAAGAGTTGTTCTAATACCGGGGACGCTTGGGGAAAGGTCGTGCGTTCGAATCGCACCGGCCCCGCCATCTTGTACAACGAAGCCGGATATGGTGGAATGGAATCAATGCTTAAGGGATCGGCCGCACAGTCAAGAGCCTACACATCATGGATTAAGCTTCGCGATCAGGCTCTTGAAAAGCTGTATCTCAATGCCCAGAGGAAGATCGACGATGAGCTAAGGGGCGTATTCCTTCGCGTGGTGGAGATGATCAGCTTCCGCTATGGCACGCTGCCAGCCGATCAAGTCATGACCCACCGGGCACGATACGCGATCCAAGGGATTGAAACCGCGATCAATTCCGAGTTCTACAAGGCCGCAGAAAGCATCGAGAAGATTTATAAAGATTTAAAGCGTCAGTCCTACCTACTGGCAGCCGCTGGCGAGGCTGAAGCCATCCTACGGGCGACCGGGAAGGAAACGGGGATCCACATCAATCAGCATGATCTTGACACCGTAGCCACTACCACAAGCCAAGGCCATGATATACTTGACAGAATCCTTCACTCATTCACTCGGGTGGCCCGGGATCTTATGTCATCGATTGAATACAGCCGTATTAGGGGCGAGGACCGCCAGGAATTGATTCCTAGGCTACTGAAGGCGTTACCAAAGACTAAGCGGTACAAGCGAGCCAGACGAGCTCTAAAGCCAATTGTGCGCGAATCAGCCAAGCGTGCTCCGGACCTTGAAATGAAGGCTTTCATTCCCGACGCCGACTGGGACAAGATGGTCGCGAACTATATGGCAGACTTCGTCCCGGATACCCGGGGGCCGGACGATGTTTACGATGTGGGCGATCTCGACACCGTGGTGGACGGTTCGAATGTGTACGGGATGCCAGCCGACCCCGAGGCCGATTATGTCGAAGAGCGTTATGGATGGGACCTTGAGCGCGAGCTTGCGAATGACTTCGTGGATTCCGTCCGGTCTGGTCAGAACGACGCGGCAAACCAGAATGGGATCGTGGATTTCTCGATCATTGCCATCATCGACGACCACACCTGTGACTCGTGTTGTGGGGAATTCGGGTGCGTGGACTTCGATGGTAAGACCACAAAAGAGGTCGAGGCGATGACTAACGGCGAGCAGTCAGTCCCACCCTTTCATTTCAATTGCCGGTGCACTATGGCACCCATGCTCGACAATATGCCCGACTTGGAGCAATCTAACGAAGAGGAATTCAATCAATGGCTAAACTCCTAGGACTTAACGAAACCGCGTCAATCGAAAAGAATTTCAGAAAGCCAGATGACCGCTATTCCGATTTCATCGACGAGAACTATGAGTTCAGCGAAGGCTTCGAGGGTGGGAACTGGCGCGATCCAAAGCAGGTCAAGAGCATCGCCGAGATGGTGGCGTGTCTGGAATCAAACCCCGATGTGGGCTTAGATGCCCGGGTGCTTGCCTATAATCCAGAAACCAAGCAATTCGGGATGAAGCGCGTAGGCCGGGAAGAGTTCCTTGAAGCCTATAAGAACGGGGATCAGAACTGGCAAGGGGTCGAGCTTCGTGAAGGTGGGGTCGATTCATTCGCAACCGATGGCGATTCGGGCACATCAGGATTGATCGGTCAGGACTTTGTGCCACTCCTTGGCGGTCCATTTTATAAGAACCTTTATTTCTATGATTACATTAAGCAAGCTAACGCTGCTTTTTATGCTTATCACCATGATCCGATTGCTCATCAGGCGGTGAACATCATCAAGGATTTCACCCTAGGCCGAGGCTTCCGGGTGGACTCCGACAACGCGGCCGCGATGGCGATCTGGAAGGCATTCGAGAAGGCGAACGACCTTCAGGGTCAGATGGATAAGCTCGCGACTGAGATCTCCGTAAACGGGGAAGTCATGGTCTGGAAGCTGCCAGATGATCAGGCGAAGATCGTTCAAGTTCCTTATGCGAATCAGCCGAACCCTAGGGCTATCATCCCACGCGTTCGCTTGCTTGATGCGACGGTGTTCTGGGAGATCGTGACCGTGCCTGAGGACATTACGAATGTGCTCTACTATGTGTGGGTCGCACCTACGCAATGGCAGATGTACACAGGACTCCAAGGTGAGAACAGTTTGGTGCCTTCCACGAAGTTTATCTTTCAAACGATTCCAGCCGATCAGATCAACCACTACAAGGTCAATGCGTTCTCAAACGAGAAGCGCGGCCGGTCTGATCTCTTCTCTGTGCTTGGGATGTTAAAGCGGCTTAGGGATTGCGTGAACTACTCGCTGGTGTCGCTTCAGAAGCAAGCGAGCTGGTGTATTGATACCACGATTGAAGGATCTCAGGGCGACATCAACGCTTATATCCAAGATCAAGCGTCGCTTGGCACCGTGGCACCTGCCGGGTCTGAGTTTGTACACAGCGCAAAGATCAAGCGCGAGTATAAAGGAGTTGAGGGGACAGGAAAGGGCGGGGGGTCCGTCACCTTTGAATGGGCACTTTCTTGTGTCGCTGCTGGGATGGGTATTCCGATTTCATACTTCGGAACCCATCTCAGCGGTGGTCAGACCCGGGCGTCAGCGATCACGGCAACTGAGCCAGTCGCTAAGCGATTCGAAGCGCGTCAGAAGCTTTATGAAAAGATCATTCAAGACCTGTGGGATTATCTCATGGACAAGGTCGGGATCAATGCTGAGTGTGAAGTGACCTTCCCTGAGATCATCACGGCTGACAGGTCCCAGAAGCTCCAAGACTTAGCTTTCGCTGAGAACATGAAATGGTTCTCAAACGAACGCGTGGCGAACATGATCGCCAAAGAGTTTAATGTGACTGAATATATTTACGAAGAAGAGCAGGATAAGATCAAAACGGATCCATCGGCTCCAATGGTATCAAACCCACTGACCGCACCGGCTCCAAAGCTTCCTAAACAGGACATCCCGGATGTGCCAAAGCCTACAAGCGACATCACATCGAGTGAGAAAACCGACATCAAGGATCAGGAATATGAGTAAGCACCTAGAAAAGCTCGCGAACGCTACCTTTGACGAAGTGATGGCAGACCCGAAGTCATTCGGGATGCCCACATTTGACGAGTTTGCGAAAAACCCCGAGACTCTTTTGGGAAGGGATGACGAACGCCTTCAGGAAGTGGATCGCGGATCGACTCAACTCAATCGAGTAGTCAGGCGGCAGATTTACGAGATCGAAGGCTATCGGTGCAAGAGCTTGGAAGAGGTCGAGCGGGTGGCGAAAAGCATGGG